CTCACGAAGAGTTGCGTAGGTAACGAACGCATTAATCAAGGTGTTGCCATCAGTCGTCAGTGGTGACCCGCTCAAACGGGAGCATCCAGGAGTGTAGAATATCCCGGTCTTGGTGTAAGCCTTAGCATCAAATTCGTCCCGAAGCAACGTGCTTAGATCATCGCGGTGTTTCACACACACCCACCGCAAATAAGCAGCATGTTCAACATTCTCACGAATCCAACGTGTTTGGGTGCCATCGAAGCGTGAATAATCACCCTCCACCAACATTGAATTCTCCAAGGCCAAGTCTTGGATCGCACTGGCTATCTCAACAGGAGACCGCGCTGGTGCGTACCAACCAATATCCAACAAACAATCCTTCTTCATCGCCATGGTGTAAGACGATAACTTCAGGGTATGCATTGTCGGGACTGAAGAGATATTTCTGGGGTCGTTTGGGCCGTTGTAAGCCTCACGTTTTTGGAATGAACTGACAACGAAATTTTCGTCAGTATCCATGACACGCTTACTAGAACGCAAGCGCTGCATGGGTTTGTTCTGCGCGATGGCAACATCGTCAATACTGATCGGCACGCCTATGAATGGAACTGGCACGACGAGTTTGACAAATTCAACGGCATATGAGCCGAACCTAGATGGTGGCTCACCTTTCTTCCTAACCCCCGAATTAGCAGTCATCAGGCTCTTAGCCCTTCTCTGTGGTATGTTGAGTCTCTTCTCCAAGCACATCACTTCATTGTTCTCACACTCAGCTGGATAGACAGCCTCTTCTGACAGCGGCGCAGACGCAAACCTTCTAGCATAACGCTTCCCATCCTCCAGGATGTTTGATCCATCACACTGAAAATGGGCCGCAAATGTGCCAGGGGCCGGGATGTGGGCAATCACACCGCGGTGACTAGTGTTTTTCAGGAAGTCACTTAAGATTGCCGATCCATTCTCGTCAAGCTCTTTCTTAGCAAACCGGTGGACGTCAGACAGAAATTTGGTAGTAAGCCCATCATAGCGTATACACGTACCATGGAATAATTCCTCAGACATGGTAGCGGAGGCAGGTATGCCATCCTTACACACACTAATTTTGGGTTCACTTCCGTCCATAAACCTCATTATGGAATACCCCTTTTCACAGGATACTTTGAGACGTTTCAACTCAGAGCGGGGATCCTGATTGAAGATTGACGGCATGACCGCAAATGGTACCATCGCTACAATGCGACGGTCGCGGCCAACATGGAAGTGGTCAATTGACATAACCACGACATCCAATCCTCTCCACAACCCCAGCGCCTTTCCGACAGCACCAATAAACCGCCTCAACCACCCACCAGTAGTTGTGACGACCCAAGCACTATCATTTGAGTAGTCCCAAAGTTCATGTTCGTAGCAACCACCCCCGTTGATACGGGTGGTGAACACATTATCCTTGACCGAAACTATACCATCTTCAACCTTACCGCCCAAGTGAGTTGGGACATATGTGTACATAAGCACTGGCCTCGTGAATGAAGCCCACATTGCCCAATCAACATAATAGTCGATATCAGTCATAATGATACAGCTGTCACCAGTGATTTTATCAAACTTAGCATGCTGAGCCAAATCATTACACTGGTAATAAGCTCGGAAGCCCACATGGTCGCTCTCACGAGCACTTGGTGAAACCACGTAGGATGTGCAACCAATCTTGGCTGCACATTGATGCATTGATTCAGTAGCGGTGTTTCGCAACGTAGCTGCCACTTCATGCGGGTGTCCTCCACGGACTCCCACGACCTGTTTCTGGAGTTTTCTCTGCACATTGACACGAACCTTTCCGTTCACTAACTGTCGATGCCTATCCAACAACACGGACCAGAGGTATCTCTGAATGGTAGGTGACTCTTGGGACGCACTAAGCACCTTACGAGTAGCTTGCCATGCAAGGTAAGCCCCACCCACACACACTACTGCGCACACCGGATATCTCACCGTATCGGGAAGATCAGAAGCCATCAGGACTGCTGCCGG